GCGCTATGGGATGGCAGCAGCGACGAGCACGGCATCACAATAGCCGATATGGCGGCAAAGCAGGGCGTGTACTTCGAGCCAGGGAACCATGCACGCATACCGGGGTGGATGCAGATGCACTACCGGCTGGCGTTCAATGAGAGAGGCATCGCGCAGATGTACATTTTCAGCGATTGCGTCAACGCCATACGCACGTTGCCTTCGTTGATCTACGACGAGCACAAGGTGGAGGACATCGACACAGACGGGGAAGATCATTGCCTTGCCGGAAGCACGCTTGTTTGTACGGCAGAGGGATGGAAACGGCTTGATTCGATAGTTGGCACAAACGGCCTTGTCCTTTCCTCCGATGGACGGTTGCACGCGTACAAGGATGTACGCAGAACACGCAAGGATGCTCCCGTGTTCAAGGTTACGCTGGATAACGGGGAGACATTCACGGGTACCAGCGACCATCCTGTTATGCTGAATGATGGAACGTGGGAAACGATAGGCGGATTAGTGGCTGGCGATGAATTGCGGGAGGTAGAAACATGACACAGACAGCGCAGTATTTTCAAGGCGAAGCTTACTACAAGTGTGGGGCCTACTGGCAGCACAAGGGAAAGCGCCTGCATCGTGCCGTATGGGAAGCTGCAAACGGCGAGATTCCCAAAGGTTACCACGTTCATCACATAGACGGGAACCGAAGCAACAACAGTCTTGCAAACCTGTGCATCGTTGAGGCGCATCAGCATTTGCAGCTGCATGGGAAAGCGCCGGATCGTATCAATCGCATGATGGCGTACCAGATAAAAGGGCGAGACAAGGCACGCGCCTGGCATTCGACAGACGAGGGCAAGGCATGGCATTCACAACACGCGAAGGAAACTGCACGCAATATGCAGCCGATGGAATATACGTGCGACCAATGCGGGAAAACTTTCCAAACCAAAAACCGATATCACCCAGGCGCACCCAAATTCTGTTCCAATAACTGCAAGGCAGCGCACAGAAGGGATTCGGGCGTTGACAACGTTACCGTCGCTTGCGAGCGATGCGGTAAGGAATACACCAAAAACAAGTATTCAAACCAGCGTTTCTGTTCCCCTGCCTGCGCACGCGCACAAAGGTGGGGTGATAGATAATGCGAGTTCTATCCGTAGAACCTGCCGGGACAGCAGATGTATTCAATATGGAGGTAGAAAGGACGCATGATTATGTGATTCAGAGCGGCGTTGTAGCCCATAACTGTGCCGACGAGATGCGCTATATGTGTATGCGTAGCCCCATTACCCCGCCCATCATCATGCACAAGCCCCCGAAGCCGTTCGACCCGCTGGATATCAGCGATAATTTCAATGCGCCAAGCGCCCGCGAGCAATTCTTCCTCAACATTTAAGGAGGTACACCATGGATATGCAGCCCAAGACGCGCGGGAAGCGCAAGCCGATTGAGGATACGCAGGCACGGCCTATGCAGCCGGGGGATGGCGCGGATACCATCATGCAGGACAAAGCGCGAATGGCCGCGCCTGAATCGCCTATGCAGCAGCCCGCAGTGAGAAAGATCACTGAGGACAGCGTGCGCGAGGCGTATGCGACCATGGAAAAGTACAAGGCCGCCAAGGCCGCGCTGGACACCAAGATCATCGACAACGAACTGTGGTACAAACTCCGGCATGGCGTAAAGGCGACACAGGTCAAACTGGACGCGAACGGCAACCCTGTGCCCCTGAACAGCACCGACCCCGATGTGACCAGCGCATGGTTGCTCAACAGCCTGATGGGCAAGCACGCGGATGCAATGGACAACTACCCGACGCCTGCCATCCTGCCGCGCGAAGAAGGCGACAAGCAGTATGCCGAGATGCTCACCGGCGTTTTGCCTGCTGTGCTGGAGCAGAATGAGTTTGAGCAGGCGTACAGCGACGTGTGGTGGTACAAGCTCAAATCCGGCACGGGCGCGTATCAGGTGCTTTGGGATGCTTCCAAGCTCAACGGCATCGGGGATATCACTGTGCGCAAGGCCGATCTGCTTAATCTGTACTGGGAGCCTGGAATCAGCGACATCCAAAAGAGCCATCACCTATTCCACGTGGAGCTGGCAGAGGTAGACGATATCAAGGCACAGTACCCCGATCAGGCAGAGTACATCAATAGCCTTGAAACAGACACCAAGCGCTATGTGCTCGATGATGCGGTGCCTACTGATAGCAAGGTGGCTGTTTTTGACTGGTACTACAAGCGTTTGGTTGGGACAAAGCAGGTGCTCCACTACTGCAAATTCGCCTGTGGCCGTGTGTTGTACGCCTCGGAGAACGACCCGGAGCTGGCAGAACGCGGGTTCTACGACCACGGAAAGTACCCTTTCATTTTTGACGTGCTATACCCCGAAGAAGGGACACCGTATGGGTTCGGGTTTGTGGACATCTGTAAGAATCCGCAGATGTACATCGATAAGCTGGACAGCTTGTATGTCAAGCACGCCGCCATGAGCCGCCCGAGGTACTTTGCCCGCAATGATATGCAGGTGAATCAGGGTGATATGGCAGACTTCACGAAGGAGTTCGTGGATTACGAAGGAAGCGCAAACCCCAACGATGCGTTTGTGCCGGTTCAGGTTCCCCCGCTGGACGGGAACTACATCGAGGTGCTAGACCGGAAGATCAATGAGCTAAAGGAAACCAGCGGAAACCGTGACTTCTCGCAGGGCAGCACCGCAAGTGGCGTAACGGCAGCATCTGCTATCGCTGCATTGCAGGAGGCTGGCAGCAAGACCAGCCGCGATGTGATCAAGGGAAGTTACCGAGCGTTCCAGCTCGTCTGCGTCATGTGCATTGATCTGATGCGCCAGTTCTATACGGAGCCGCGCTACTACCGCATTACCGGACAGAACGGTGATATGCAGTTTGCCGAGTTCAACGGGCAGGCAATCGGGATGCAGCAAATGGGCGGCATTAACGGCGAGGAAAGCAGCCGCATGCCCTACTTCGATATCAAGGTGGTAGCCCAAAAGGCAAGTCCGTTTTCCACCGTGGCGCAGAACGAGCGCGCCAAGGAGTTCTACGGCCTAGGCTTCTTCTCTCCTGATAGGGCAGATCAGGCGCTTGCTTGCCTGTCTATGATGCAGTTTGAGGGCATTGAGCAGGTGCGGCAAACGATCAGCCGCAACGGTACGCTCTTCGACGCAATCCAGCAGCTTGCCCCCATTGCGCTGCTCATGGCGCAGCAGTTGGATGCCACAAGCGGCACGATGTACGCCCAGCAGGTGGCCATGATCGTGCAAAAGTACATGGCGGCGGCGGGGAAACCTGCCTTGTCAGGCTCCACAACGCAGGAATCGCAATCCAATGCGCTTGGAGAAGCGCTTAACGGAGCAATGAGAACCACCAGCGGCATGGCACGTAAGGGCGCGGCAAGCCTCAGCACACCTAAAGCATAAGGAGGACGCATGACTAGAATCAATTTCAGGCAGGTAGGCAACCATTTCACGGCGGTATTCACTGGGCACGCAAACGCCAAACGAGTAAACGATAGCGATCTTGTTTGCGCAGGTATCTCAACCCTGGCGCAGATGCTGGTTCAGAGCGCATGCGAGGCGCTTGAACGCGGACATCTGTCCAAGATCATCACGCTAAAGCAAGACCCTCGTGATGGAGCCGTGAGCCTGGAAGTGCTCGCCACGGACGATGGTTTCCCCCACGTGCTGGGGATGTTCAGCGCCGCTGCATCCGGCAGCGCACTACTGGCAGAGAAATATCCCGAAAACGTATCGCTGGGGAGAGATTTTCAAGCCTATTCGCTACAATCATGATACACGCTGGAAAGACAGCAGATACACGCTGGAAAGACAGCAGGCCGAAAGGCAGAAAGGCACACCTATGAAAATTAAGCTGAACCTCCGTTTCTTCGACGGTGCGGCAGCAGGTAGCGCGCCTGCGGCAGAGGCAACCGGTGGAGCGGAAAGCACACAGCAAGCAGCCGCGAAGGCCACGCCGGAAGATCGTGCATCCGCTTACGCCAAGTTCAAAGCCGAGTACAAGAGCGAGTTCTCCAAGGACTTTGAAGCGCAGCTCGGAGATAGGCTCAAAAGCCATGCCGAGTTGAAAAATCGGATGAAAGCGCTTGACCCGATCTTGTCCGCGCTTGGCAGTAAGTACGGCGCAGACCCATCCGACATCGAATCCCTGCAAAGAGCTATCGACAGCGACGAAAGCTACTTTGAGCGCGAGGCAGAAGAGGAAGGCCTCACGGTCGCACAGCTCAAGGAGCAAAAGCGTTTGCGGGAGCAGGTGGAAGCGTTCAAGGCAGAAAAAGCCAACGCTGAACGCGAAGCTGCTACTCGGCAAAAGCTGGTCGAATGGGGGCAGCAGGGGGATCAGCTCAAGGCGCTCTACCCGGACTTCGATCTAGGGTTGGAGGCCAACAACCCCGATACCGGCGAGAAGTTCCTAGCGCTGCTCAAGGGCGGGCTGGTGGGCGTGCAGGATGCTTACGAGCTGGTACACCCCGAAGCGCGCGACGCACGCATTCAGCGCGGAACCGCTATCGTAGCTAAGCTATCGCAGCAGCAGACCCTTGACACCATCAAGGCCAAGGGAATGCGACCCAGCGAGAACGGAGCCGGTGGCAATGCGAGCGCAGTCACCTTTGACCCGAACAAAATGACACCCGAACAACGGCGCGAAATCAATCTACGCGCCATGCGCGGAGAAGCCATCGACTTGCGAACCAAAACGTAAGCGTATCGGCCTCTCCCGCCAGAAAGGAGAAGCCATATGTATACCTTCACTCCCGCCATCGGTTTTATGCCGCCTGTGTTCCGGCTTAATCTGCGGATGTTCGACGTTACGTTGAACACCAACGTTACCACGGATACCGCGCTGACCGATGAAATGAAAACCCATTACCAGCGAACGTTGATCGACACCGCCGAACCGGAACTGCTTCATGATCGCTTTGGTCAGGTGGCCAACATCCCCGCTGGTTCCGGCAAGAGAACCGAGTGGCGCTACTTTGACCCGCTGCCCAAGGCGCTCACACCGCTGACCGAAGGTGTATCGCCCGCTGGCAGCAAGCTTGCGATGCACACGCTGGACGTCACCCCCAACCAGTACGGCGACTTCGTTGCGTACAGCGATATCATCAGCAAGACGACCATTGACCCCATCGTGGTTCAGGCCACGTTGGAACTGGGCAGCCAGGCAGGCCGTACCATGGACACCATCACCCGCGAAGTGCTGGCTGGCGGTAGCAACCGCATGTTTGCGCCGAGCGTTGCGAGCAATGGCACGATCACGGATATCCTTCTGCGTTCGTCCATCGACGGCGGCTGTCTGTACACCCCGGTCGTGAACCGCGCCGCCGTAAACGAGCTCAAGCGCATGAACGCCAAGAAGATCAACGGCAAGTACGCCGTGATTATCCACCCCGACACCACCAATGACATGATGGGCAACACGGAGTGGATTGACGCGCAGAAGCATGTGAACCCCGAAAAGATTTACGCAGGCAACATCGGCGAAATGGCCGGCGCGGTTTTCAATGAAACGACCGAAGCCAAGATCATTGCGCCTGCCGACATCTTCACCGGCGTGAACCGCCTCTCGCTCAAAACGGCGCTGGACGGAACCGGCTCCACGGACATTACCCTCAACGAAACGATCAGCGCAGCGCAGGCCGCGGAACTGACCGCAGCAATCGCCGCTGACACCGTACAGATCTACGTGGGCGGCAACCTCGCCACGTTGGCCAGCGTTACGGCTGGTGCTCCCGGTACTGGCAAGCTTGTCGCAACCGCTGCTGTCAAGAACGTCGCGGCGAACGCGATGGTCTGCGGCACTGGTGCTGGAAAGCTTGGTCACGCGATCTACTTCACGACCATCTTTGGTTTCAACGCCTATGGCGTTACGGCCATCGATGGGCTTGGCCTCCAGCACATCGTCAAGGAACTGGGCAGCGGCGGCACGGCCGACCCGTTGAACCAGCGCGGCACCATCGGTTGGAAGGGCACCAAGGCCGCGAAGCGCTTGATCGAAGCGTACATGATCCGCATCGAGCACACCACTTCGCTCGGCCTGACCGCGCAGAGCAACTAACCGACCAGGGGAGGGCGAACCCCTCCCCCTTTCTTTATGGAGGGAGAAGAACATGGAAAACCAGAAAACCGTTCCCGAAAAGTCGCTTACCAAGACAGAGCTTGAACAGCAGAACGCGGAACTTCGCGCAAAGTTGGATGCGCTCACGAACAAGCCCGGCACGACCGTATCCGGCCAGGACGACCCCATGCGGCCTGTGACCATCGAGCTTCCTTATGATGGGGAGCGCTACAAGGATGATCTGTACGTGGGGATCAACCACAAGAACTTCCAGATTCAGCGCGGCAAACCGGTAACGGTTCCTTTCTACGTCGCGCAGGCCGTGAAGGAAAGCGCGGATCAGGACAAGGCCACAGCCCGCATGATCGCCATCAAGGAAATGGAGTACGCCGGCATGGTCGAAAAGGGCGCGCTGTAAGCCATAAGAAGGAGTGAATACCATGAAGCTGTCCGAAGTGCTTGCCAGAGTCAAGCAGATCAAGCCGAATCAGTACGACGATGCCATGCTTACCGCATGGGTGAGTGAGCTGGACGGACAGCTTCATGATTCTCTGATGGTAGACAGAACGAATGCGCCTACGCTCACAGCACCGTATAACCACCTTACCGCGCCCGAAGCGGTACTGCTGGTTTCATTCCCATACGAAAGCATCTACCTGTTTTGGGTTATGGCGATGATCGATTATTCGAACCAAGAATATGACCTATACAACAACAACATGGCGATGTACAACAAGGCGCATGACGCATTTGCGGCGTTCTACGCCAAGGACCATCCACAGGTAAGTACCGGGGAAATCACCGTTTAAGGGAGGTGTAGCCGTGAGACTTCCCATCATGAGCCAGGTATCCAGCGCGCTTGATGGTGTGACTGGTTTTACCGGCTACAACCATAACCTGAAAATTGGAAACAGCGAATTTTACGATCAAAAGAACATCAGCGGCGACCTGCTGCCGGTTGTTTCGCCTCGGCCGCGCCGGGGCGTCGTTCGTACGCTCACCAAGGCCAACGGGTTATTCGCCAATGCAAAACTTGGATGGGTGGACGGAACCGACGTGTATTACAATGGGGAAATTGTCGGAACCGTCACTGATTCAGAAAAAACCATCATCCGTATGGGCGCATATGTGCTCATTTGGCCGGATAAGGTGTATTACAATACGGCAACAGACGTTTTCGGCGCTCTGGAAGCCTCCTACACATCGACCACAACCGTATCAGCCACTTTGTGCAAGGCTGACGGTACCCCATATACTTACGCAATGGGTGCAACTGCCCCGAGCACCCCTGCTGATGGTGCCTACTGGCTAGATACCAGCGGAGAGAAGGACTATCTCAAGCAGTACAGCGACGCTCTTTCATCCTGGCAATCCATCCCCACGGTGTACGTTAAGATCAGCAGTACCGGAATTGGAACCGGGTTTTCCGAATATGACGGTGTGACTATCAGTGGCATGGACGACGACGAGCTGAACGGAAAGTTCTACCTTGTGAGTAAGGGCGACGACTACATTGTGGTGGTCGCCGTGATTCGTAACGCCATCGTGTCCAACACAGCAGCTGTTACGGTCAAGCGCGAGATCCCAACCATGGAGCACCTCACTGAGTGCAATAACCGCATATGGGGATGCAACAGCACCAACAATGAGCTATATGCGTGCGCGTTGGGCGACCCTAAGAACTGGAATCAGTTCATGGGCCTGAACACGGATAGCTACGCGTTGAGCCTTGGGAGCGCGGGCGCGTTTACCGGCGCTACAACCCACCTGGGCAATGTGCTGTTCTTCAAGGAAAACATGGTGCATCAGGTGATGGGTACGCTGCCCTCCAACTTTTCTACGGACGATATGGGCGTGCGCGGAGTGGCCAGCGGAAGTGCAAAGAGCCTGTGTGTGGTCAACGAAGTGCTGTACTACCGAAGCGTCAACGACGTGTGCGCGTTTACGCAGAGCCTGCCGGTGAGCATTTCGGAGGCGCTTGGAAATGAGCGATACAAGAACGCCGTAGCCGGTGAATTGAACGGCAAATACTACCTGTGCATGGAGGATGCGCTGGGTGCACATGTGCTGTTTACCTTTGACACCTATCAGCAGGTGTGGTGCAAGGAGGACAGCGTAAGCGTGCGCTGGTTTGCGCACGCCGAAGGGGAACTGTATTTCATCGCCGGAAACATCCTTTACAGCGTAGGCGGGAACATAACGGACTATGCCGACGCTAACGCGGCCTTGGAAGCGCCTGTTACATGGATGCTTGAAACCGGGGATATCGGGCTGGACGCGCCTTTCAATAAGTATATCACAGGTATCCAACTATACGCTTCTGCTGAACTGGGAACGGCACTAATTGTCGAAGCCCAGTATAACGCCGTAGGCGCGTGGAACGAAGTGTTCAGGGGCGCTCCGGTTTCCCCTAAAAGCATGGTCATCCCCATCACAACGCCCCGGTGCAGGACGCTTAAACTCCGTATCAAGGGCACAGGGGATTTTAAGTTGTGGTCGCTGACGCGGCGTACAATGGCGGGGAGTGATGCGTAATGCAGATGAAAAGCGTCGCCGTACCTTCCATGGAAAAGAAAACGACCGAGCAGCAGATTCAGTCGCTTTTGGAGTACATGATACAGATTCAAAAGCAGGTGGATTATGCGCTGAAGAACTTGGGCGTGGACAACTTCAACACCACGGAGGCTGCGCAGGTGTTTGGACAAGCCGCCGCGGCCGAGAAGGTTGTCACGCTGGAGCAGTTCACAACCAGGCTCAAACAAACATCTTCGCAAATCCTTGCGTTGGCTTCTTACAAAAATGCCGTTTTCGTGCAAGCAACCGAACCCACGGGAACAACCGAAACACCCTTGCGAGACGGGGATGTTTGGTTCGATTCCGCAAATGGATATAAGATTTACACCTACAAGACAAACGCATGGGTTGCGGGAATCACGGAAGGGCTGAAAAGCTCCTTCATCGACATTCAAAACAACATCATCAAGGTGTATTCCGGCGGTTCCGTGGACTTTCAGACCGACGATTTTATTGTGCGCAATGCAGCCGGTTACAACATGCTTTCCGTTACGAGCCAAGACAGCGCAACCGGCGAGCAGGGCGGAAGGGTGAAGCTGGGAGACGTGAATAACCCCGTCGCGTTTGATGAAACGTTTGTACTCCCGGTTGAGAACGGCGGTACGGGCAAGACCAGCGGATCAGTGCATAGGATTACGTCATTGCCAGCATCAACGCTTGGTTCTGACGGTGATGTGGCGATTGTATACAACGGAGCAAGTACAGGATTTACGGACATCACGCCATCAGTAGGCTCTCCTCTTACCGGACCGCATTTTGGCATGACGCGCGAATGGAACGATACCGCCGTTACCGGGTACTTGAGCACCGGCAACCTTGGGGCGAGTGGGAACAACTACGGAGCGTACTTCGCGTTTCAGACCCCGACTATCGCGCTTAGCTCCCTCACGTTGCAGTTCAGGGCAGGAAAGTACCTGAACGGAACATGGTACGGGTGGAATAACGGCTTGCCGCTGACCGTGGGCGTGTTTTCTTCTACTTCTGGCGGGCTGGTTGGCAGCGCAACGATCATCCCCCCCAACAGCATGGGCGACATGAGCGTTTCCATCGTGTTCGGAACCCCACTGACCGCTAACACGATCTACTATATTGCGATCTACGATACGAGCACCAGCGCCAACAAATCCCGAGCGATTGTAGAGATCAGTGGAATGGTGATCCCCGGATCCAGCAGCGCAAGCATAGAGGGCATCTACATCAAATCGGCCGGCGTATGGAAACCGTGCGACTTTGGTCTGAATGCCTCACTATCTGATCACATGGGCGATACCGAGAACCCCCATAGTGTGACGTATCAACAGGCAGGAGCCGCCGCTTCTTCGCATACGCACAGCGGATATGTACCTACCAGCCGTACGGTCAACGGAAAGGCGCTCTCTGCCGACGTAACACTGGACGCAAGCGATGTTTCTGCGCAAGCGCCAATTGCTTACGGCACATCTGCTCCGTCAAGCCCGTTTACAGGCCAAGTCTGGCTAAAACCGAAAGCGTGATAGGCTATGGCTACAGCAAGAATCTATTGCACGGAAGCGCGAAACTGGAACTGGCAATTCAGCTCATGGCAAACCTTCAATGATGGATGGGGTTCCACAACCAACATGGGCCTAATTGGCTACATACCGCAGTACACGGGAACGTCCACGGCTGGTGTTTGCATGTTATCGTTCGACGCGCTCCCCGC